AACCCTTCCTGCTGCTTTTGGGCGATCCGCTTCCAGGATTTCGACACCTGGGGGCCGGTCCACCCGATCGCCATCTGGATCTCGCCCGCGCTGTCTCGCTCGATGTGATAGCGCACGGCCTTGGCAAGAGGGACGAGAGACTTGGTGCGGCGGCGGCGCTTTCTCGCCATCATGGAAAGGGGCGCGAACTCCTCCCCGCCGGGCGCGCCCGCGCGGATCTCCTTCTGCAGCTGACGGCGCAAGCGAAAGCCCTCGACCTTGATCGCGGTCTCGAGGGCCTTCTTCTGCCGCCTGTTCTCGGCCTTCAAATCCCCGGCGAGATTTTTCGCGCCCTTTATAACGGGGGTGATCTTGATCATTTACCGCCGTCCTCCTCGCCCTGCTCGTCGTTCGTCTTGCGGCTGCGGGAAAGCTCGAAGCGCTCCAGCGCCTGGATCTTCTTGAAAAGGGGTTTTGTCACCTCGATCTCGAGGATCTCGGCCGTCTGCCACACGGCCGGGTAGTCAAGGCCGACCAGTCCGAAACCGGAGGCCCGCCACTGGGTGTTCACGGCCTGCCAGAGATCCCAGGCGTCCTCGTTTTCCGGCCAGATCTCCGCCACGGCATTGGAACAGGTCGGGCAAGGCGGGGCCGTCTGCTGGTGGCCGTGCTTTTTGAGGCACTGGGTGCAATACTCGATCCGTTCCTTGTCGGTGCGGCCCCGCCAGGCCTCTACGAGTTTTTTTCCGCGGCCTTGTTGCCGAAGGTCGCGTCCATGATGGCCCGCCAGGCCTTTAAAGCGTCCTGGGCCACGCAGTCGTCCAGAAAGTCGATGTCGGCCTGGTCCATCGCGAGGGAAAAAACCGCGTCCACGGCGTCGTCGAGTTGATCCGGATAGAGGTTGTTCAGATTGAACCCGTCTGCCTTGAGCCTCTTTACTTCCCGCCTGGTGAGGCCGCGAAACTCGATATCACGGCCCCCCAGGTTGATTTTTTCAGACATTTATTTCCTTTCTGCCGGTTTAAGCGTAATCGGTTCCGTCGTCGCTGTTGGTGAGCTCGACCTGGATCGCGCTGCCGGCCGAACCGTCGTTGTAATAGCCCTCGAACGGAAGCGTCACCAGGATGCCCTGGGGGCCGTTGATCTCGGGAGTGTTCCTGCTGTACTGCAGCTCCTCTATCGTCCAGGTGAGAACATTCGCGCCGTCCGTGAACGTAAGGACGATACCGCTCTCGGTGGAGTTGACCGCCTTGTCGATCAGCGTGGTGTCCTGGAGAAGAAAGGTCAGGCTCCCCGACACGCCGATGATCCCCTCGAAGATGTCGCCAAGGATGCCGTTTGAGCCGATGACCCGCTTGTCGTCCCCCGCGTCGAGGCCGAAGTCGAGATTCAGCTGGAAGGCCGTCGCGATCTCCAGCGCGGAGCCGCCCTCGGTGAGCGCTGCCTGGAACTGCTGGAACCGGTCAAGGGTTTGCGCCGTTGCGGAGCCGTCATACGGGCTTGCATTATAGGCCTCGTTTGCGCCGATCATGCCGAGATCCGCCACCAGCTCGCCGTCACCGCCCACGGAGAGGCCCAGGGAACTTACCTTGACGCCGTTGTAATGCGGGTAGGTGATGGCTGCCGAGGCATCGGCCAGCTTGTTCTCGATAACGAGCGATGGCTGGGCGTCTCCAGGCGCAAACGTATGCGTGTAGGGGCCGACCCCGTCGGTCGATGGTGCGCCGAAACAGGCTTTCAGCCAGTAGGCGAAGGCGCTCGCGTCGACCGGGACCTGGATGTTCCCGTTGACGCTCAAATTCCCGTCAAAAGGGGCCACCGGGTTTCGGGTGCCGGTGATGGTGGCGGGCCGGTTCTTGTTCTTCTGGCCCTTCAAGGTGTTGGTGTTGATCGGCATGACGAGGCCCGCCGGCGCTGCCGGGTCCGCGCCGAACGTGGTCTCGAAGTCGATCACGGTCGTGGACTTGTATCCTCTTGCATTGCCCATGAAATTCTCCTCCGGAGTTCAAGGTTCTAAGTTCAACGTTCAATGTTCCTGGCGCGTTCAACGTTGAACCTTGAACGTTGAACATTGAACATCTATTCGTTTAAGACGGGGTTGCCGCTCCCGATCGTGTACGGAGTCTCGATGGCAACGGCGGCCGCTGCCTGGACGAAGGGAAAATAGGTGATGGTGTCGTACTCCACGTTCACCTCCGTGATCCTTGAGGCGCTCGAGGCCTCTATCACGGCCGCGATCACCGCGAGGACGAGCTTTCGCATGGCCTCCACATTCTTCACCCCGGCATAGTCGACGATATTGTCGATGCCGGGATGAACACCCGCCGCCTCGTCGTAGAGGGTGCAGACAAACTCGATAACGTCCGTGTACTCGCGGCCGCCATATTTCTTTGTGTTCGGGAACACGGCCACGCAGGGGCAGTCCGCCTCTCCGGGAGGCCGGCGCTCGTCGAAATTGCCGTACACCTTGACCCCCTGGCCGTAGTTGGTGTTGCACCAGGAGGCAAGCTCCGCGTCCGTTGCGATCTCCTCCTTGCAGGAGTTGACCAGGGGATTCAAATCCATCTGCTACCTCCCGAAACCAGGGGCGACGTTCGCCTCGATGGTGAGCACCCAATCCACGGCCGAAGCGTCCGCCGGAACCGGCGGGATCACCCGCCAGGTGGTCCCGGCCTCGTCCACCACGCTGTCGCGGTATGCCGGGGCCGGGACTTGGGATTTCCGGACGTGGAGCTTTGCCGTCTGCCGTCGGACCTCCGGGCCTTGCTCGCCGCCGGTCCTCTCGATATGGCCCGCGACCGAATCGCCGTTGTAGGTGAGCGCCTCCGCGAGATCATCGCCGTACCAGGCAGCGGCGGCATTTGCCAGGGCCTCGTCAAAGCTCACCGATTACCCCCTGGGCCGGTAGTATTCGACCATCACGGTGAACTCCCCGGCGGTCAGGGCCGCCGTCGCCACCGTTGCCGTGATGGAGTTGATGGCGGCGGTGGTGCGGATCGCGTTCGTGGCCGTGCCGTCCGGCACCCCGTCGATTTTCGCATCCTCCGCAAATGTCGCCTTTCCGGTAGCGGCAAGGAGATCCTCCGCACCCACGGCCTTCAAGGCCACGGTTGCGGCCCCGCCGGAGGTGACGGCGGTCTTGACGTCGATTTTCGCCTGGTCGATCAGGGCTCCCTTGGGGATGCCATTGCCCTCGATGGAGATGTCCCCGACGCTTCCTCCGTGCTTGGAAAATTTGTACTTGAAATAGGCCACCCCTTTTACCGGGGCAAGTCCGCTGCTCTGCATGATGCGTCTCCTTTTTGTTGTTCAGCGTTCAATGCTCAACGTTCGGTGTCCGAGGTTCAAGGCTCAATGCTGAACCTTGAACCTTGAACTTTGAACAATGATTTACGCGCCGGGGTTCTTGTAGAGGCCTCTCCAGTCCATGGCCTTTGCGCCGCAGTCGATCCGGACCTTGTTCTCCACCCCGTCGACGGTCCAGCCGTTTTGGGTCTCCAGGTAGGGGCGCTGGACACCGTTCAAGAAGAACACCTTGACGGTTTTTCCCTTCCGGGCCGCGAGATACCAGGCAGTCTCGGAGTCGTCATCGAGCCGGGCGTCGTAGGCGCGGACGAAATAGCTGCCGGCATAGGGGTTTGCCGGGGCCATCTCCGCGTCCGTGCTGCCAGTAAAAGCCAGGTTGTTGGAGTTGAAGAACTGCTCGGCAGATCCCTCAATGCTGGTGGGGCCGATGAAGAACCGGGGCCGGATGTTCAAGCGGCGCTTTTCGGCGATGTCCTTCTGCTGCTTCATGGCGGCGATCGCCGCGGCAAGCGGGGTGACACCGATCGCAGAGCCGGAACTTGCAAGGTTTGCATGGCTTGCCGTATGGAACAGAGCGACCCCGTCGCCCATCGCAGAGTTTGCAGTCAGGACCGCGTAGACCACGTCCCCGATCTTTCGGGAGACGGCCTCGCCGTGGGCGAAATAGGTGTCGATCAAGGCGCCCAAATCATCGTTGATGATCGTCTGGCGGGTGATCGCCTCGATCAGGCCGTAGGTCACGATGGAGTAGGTCTCCTCCTCCTCGGAGCGCTCGCCATACGGATACGGGGTTCCCGCCGGAATTTCCGAGAGATCTTCCGTCTCGGAGGCCCGGACCGAGTGATGGGTCTTGAAATCGGAGACCGAGCCGGTCCCGGCCCAAATGTTCCAGGTCTCCTCTGCCGTGTCGAAACCCTCGAAAAGGGACTTTTCGGCCACATTGGCAAGAACCAGGGGAAAGTCGGAGGCCATGAAGGCCCGGCCGATCATCTGCATGGGCTCGCCCGTGTCCCTCTGGTTTGCCATGCGAAGCGAAAGCCTCGCCATCTCGCGCAGCGAATAGCCGGTGAGATCGTCCGCGCCGGCGGCCGGGGCCTGGACCGTGAGGCCGCCCCGGATCATGAGGGCGTCGTTTGCAGCGGAGCGGAACTTGTCGCGCTCGTCCGCGCCCATCTGGACAGGCCCCCGGTAGGAGACGTCCGGATCGGGGTTTTTCTGCTTGGCCAGGTGATCCATGACGGCCTTTCTCGCCTCATCGACCGGGGTTCCCTGGCGGATCAGGTTCTCGGCAAGATCGGTGACGTCGAACTGGCGGCACATGGCGTCGATCTCGGAGATCCTCTGCCGCTCCTCGCCGGCCGCCTGGGCGCGCGCCTGGTCGATGTCCACCTCG